GCATTGTTCGGCCTCCCGATTAAAGTCTGAAAGCTCAAAACCTGCCTCCTCTTGCAGTTCGCGCATTTCTTTTTCGTAGGCATGGCGCTCTTTTCTTTTGATCGAGCAATGAACCTTATTTTTAGCTCTCCATCTTTTGCCGTGCAAAGGGTTTTTTTTTATAAAAATATCTTGCTTCTCTTTTATTTTTTCGGCGTTAGATTTGCGATATTCTCGCTGCCCATCGTCAATCTTCTCCTTGTTTTCGGCTCTGTATTTTTTTTGATACGCTGCTATTTTTTCGGCGTTTTTTGAGCGATACAATTTCCCGCGCTCTGATTTTCTCCGCTTACGCTCTTCTTCTGATTGTTTTTTCATAATAATAATAATGGTTGAATGTTCGACGCCTAGTAAAAGCGCCCTGTTTGCCTTGTCAATACAATCTCAATAAAAGAGCCGATTCCTGTTGGTATGGTCGTGGCTTTAGCATTGGTCGCCGTGTTTAATCACTCTGCTAACTTCGTTTTTATCTTGGTCAAGCCTGCGCAGCATTGACGCGCCGCATTCTCCGCACCTGTATAATACGCAATGCTGGCGCGTTAGATGGTCGGGCCAATCCTCGATAAAATTCCAAGCGTGCTCATGTGGCGGCTTGATGTGCTTGATTTTCCCGATCTTTCGCAGTCCGTGCGTCCGAACTGCTGGCGGGTTTTTTCGTAGTGATTTCACGACTCGCCTCCTTCCCACCGAGCGCAGTCCCGCTTGATGCGCTCCCAGCGTTGCGCCCGGCGGCGATGCACGCTGTAAACAAGCGCCGCGAATAGTAGTATTGTAATGTATATCATAATAAAAAGGGCCGGGATATAGCGCCCGGCGTCGCTGTTATGTGGCTGGTGTTAAGACGTTGCTGATTTTCATTTGACAATCTGGACAGCAAGACAGATGCACCACGTTACGGTTTGATTACAAGACGGCGACCGTCACGGACGGTTTGCGCGGCGTAGTCGTCACCATCTTTGATAAGCGGCTAAACTCCATCGGATCAGACTCGCGGAGAGCTTCATACGCTTTGACGTTCAACTCGACCTTTTCGCTCGTTTTGATTACGTGCGCTAGATCGTGCCGATTTGCATCGACATTGATCTTATAACCAAGCGACGTTTTAAGCGTCAGCTTTAGCCCGTTGTCAGTCTTGACGGTTTGCGAGCCAGCGTCAGCAAGTTGATACTGTGCAAGGATTGCTTCCTCACATTCGATGCGCTCCGCCTTGGCTTGTGCTTCGGCGGCACGCGCGCGAACGAGGTCTGATGCTAGGTTTTCAATGCTCATGTCGATTATTCCCAAGGTTGCTTTTTAGTTGCGGCGGCGGCTGGTGCTGCCGGTGCGGTCGGCGCCGGTGCTGGCGACTCGGCCTTGCTTGCGTCGTATCCATCAAGCGCAATGTAACGCTTAATCTGATTGCGTGTCGCGTCCTTTTTATCGAACCCGATCTTGATAACAAGTTGCGAGCCTAGTAGTTCGTCCGTGTCTTGCAGCATCGGTTTGCCGATTGCCTTGCATAGATTTGCGAACTCTTGGCGACCGATCTTTTCGGCGACCTCATTCGAGTGCGTGAGATTGAACCAGTTAAACGTTTTGCGTCCTTTTTGCGATTTGTCGCCAACGTGACCAAGGATGTTGAACGTCGTATTGCAACCGGTGCCGGCGCCGTTCTTCGTATCCTTCAGCTCCGCGTTTTCAATCTCGGCGTAGTATTCGCCCGCCGGGATAGGAGAGTCGTCAAACTCTTGTTCTTCGTATTGAGAGGCGTTGAACCCGCCGTCGATGATTTGTGATATGTCTGCCATGATATTTAGTTCTCTGTCTTGTTATTATTTGGTTTGCGCGGCTTCTGCTGCCGCAGTTGTGAATGCCGCCCAGTCGAGCGGAAGTTTATACGGAAGGCGGCCATAAACGCCACGCCCGCCGCCGGGATGCCCCGGACGCTTTTGTGTGAACAAATAGCGCGTTCCGGTTAAGTCTTTGCCGATCTTCTTTTCTTTGTTAAATCCGACTTCCTCGCTTTTGACGATGGTTTCGGAGTTAGCAAAAAGAATCGAGTCTGCCCAGCGTTGCAGCGCGAGATGCACTTTTTCGTGCAAATCGAATTGATATTGATCGAACGACGCGCCGAGCGGATCGTCGAACCGCTTAACCTTAACGTGTCCAATGAGAATCACGCTGATCCCCTTCTGGCGCAGTCGGTCAAGTCCTTCCATCAAATCGCGCCACTTGTTGGCGGCCTCGATGTATCCCTTGCCGTAACCGCCGCCGACCTTTTCAATCGACTCGCAGTTGTTTTCCTCGCAGAGCTTCGCCCAAATGACCGGCTCAAGTGCCGACGCCGAATCAATGATGAACGTCTTGAACTCGTGATCGTCTTTGATAAGCGTCGTCACCGCTTGCAACACGTCGTCGAATGTCTCGGCCCGCGGGAACTTAGCCACGTCCAAGTCGTCAACACCTTCCTCGCCTTTGATCGGCAGAAAGATCGGATTGTCAGCGCCGGCGGCAAATGTGGATTTGCCGATCTTCTCGACTCCGAGTAATACGATGCGCGGTGCCTTGTGCTGCACGCCTTTTTTGATTGATGATAGGTCAAAGCTCATTTGATTGCCTCCTTTCGTGCTGTGATTGTTGTTGATTGAAAACGATCACTGGAATAGCTCCACCCGGGGAATAACTCGCCTAGTGCGTCACACAATGATTCTTTGTCTGGCGCTCCGACCATTACGTCGATTCCACTGTTGAGTCGAACGCAAGTGACTGTCGCGCTGACCGCTTTTGCTTTTTTATAGTTTGCAAACTCGCTCATAGTGATCCCCCCCGTTTGTCTTGCACGATGTTTACTTGTGGGATTTCGCCACGGTTTGAATTGATGAAGATTTGAAACGCCCGGACGCCGTGCTCGCGCTCCAGTTGTTCCACAATGTCTTCGATTTCTTCCTCCGCGTCGCGGATTGCCTGTCTCTTATCGCTCATGTTGTTGATCCTCCTTTTTAATTTTGCAAGCGGCGAGGAAAGCTTCGTGCTTTTTCTGACGTGCCTGCTTGTTTTTGTTTGTGCGTGCGGTCTGATTTGCGCCGCCGCATGGCTTGCGCCCGTGTCGGCCTTGTTTACGTCCTGCTGTTGATGCCATATTATTATCCTTTCTTTATTGGTTATTTGTCTTTTACGAAAACGCCGCCGACCATTTTGCCGGTGCGTTGTGAAATGATGTGATAAGCCGCCGATAAGCATTCCTCAAAAGGCACGCCGATGATTTCGGAGAGTAGAATCAAGACGACTGTGCAATCTCCAATTGCGTCGATCTTTTCGTCGTGGTCGTCTTTGATTATCCCCATTCGAAGCTCTTGCACTTCTTCAAGTAGCTTTGCAAATTGAGTGTGCTCTGTCGCTTTGCCGTTCGGCCCGATGATTCCCTTGTCGGTGCCCCATTGTCGGACTAGGTTGATCTGTTCTTGTGTGCTCATTGTTTATGATTATTGGTTGTTGTCTTCTCTGATTTCGGCGTTGTTGCCGTAAACGATCACACAGCCGTGCGGTCGAAATTCTGCTGCCGTCCAGCCGTCGCCTTCTTGCGTCGCGTCCGGGTTGCTCATCGGCACGTTGTAGCGGCTTTGAAACTCGTCGCGAACATCGTCAACGCTTCCGCTCCAAACCGTTTTCACGCCATCCATAGCGACGCTGTAACGCGCTTCGAGATTGTGCAATGTTTCTTTCTTCTTCGCGTTCGGAATCTCGACCAAATCGCGCGGCAGCGTCATCAAGTCATGGCTACTAAACTGCCCAGCGTCACGGTCGTTGCCGTGATGCCAAACCGTGCCGTCTTCGCTTGTGAACTCGATGACCGTCGAGAGGTCTTTGTTTTCAAAGCTGTCCGTAGGCTGCGCGAATGAGACAAGCGCGGGAATGAATAGATGAAAGTCGCATGGGTTTCCGCAAATCTCCGTATCTGTCTTGTCGCACTTCCATTTGCCGCCCCCAATCGGCGTTGAATATACGCAGTTGCGGCAATGTAGCGACGGGACTGGAACGGCTACGTCTTCGATCGTTCCGTGGCATAGCTCTTTAGCATCGCAGAATTTGCACGCCCATGAGTCTGCGCGGTCGCTAA